CTGATAGCCACATATATGACCCATACCAGCCAAGGGTAGATCCCACTCCCAAAATATAAAATGCAATCAGTGTGATAGCTTTTTTCATGATTTGCAGTTTAACACATCGTAAGCTGATTGTCAAGTCAGGCTAGCGTTCTGAGCCTTGATGTGTTTGGTAGTTGACGCTGTGAGGATGTGTAGTAAAAAGCAATTCCAATAAGGGTCAATTCATCTTCTATTCCATCGTTCTGTATGTTTACCTTCACCCAGAAGTTATCTCTCTGTCGCAAGTTGATGTATCTGATATTCAAAGTTTCCCCTTGGCTATCCGACTGCATCATTCCAATTTCCTGATTACCCCACTCATCATTGCCAAAGCCTGAGAGGGTTGGGTTGGTGGCCATACGATACCTCTCAAAGGTTCCGAGTCCTTGTTGATCCATGTAGAGCGCCTGAGCTGTTGTGTTGTTTCCGAAAAGAGAGCCAAAGATAAACACCACTTTATCAAATTTCTTGAACTGGTCTGCCACGCCCGCATCCCACTGCTTAGTGGTCAGAGATAGAGTGATCTTATTACCAGATCCAGAGGAAGTGGAGTAGTCGGTTTTCCCCTTGAACATTTCAACAACTGCTGCTCCAACATTTTTGAGTGCTGATGATGTTCCAAAATATACTGCTTCCCTTTTTGTTGTTGGGTGGATGCCTTTGAACATTATCGAAGGGTGGAGACCCGTAAAATGTGACCACGTGTTATATCGTTCGTCATAGACGAGCATTGAGTCATTTCCTAAACCAATCTCTCCTGTCGAAATACCAAACATAGAAAGATTCCTAAAGTATTCTGAACAAACTTTGGGAAGGTTCGCTGGAGTGACACGAGATGTTACGCTATCCGCCTTTAAGGACATCACACTGTATTTTAGAATGGTTCCAAAATTCTCTGCATGACCAAGTGAGGCGACACCTTCATCTGAGTAGAAGCGAATATTATCTCCTGCGACATGTGGTGACATGGGTGACATAGTTCCTCGGATAACATTGACATTTTGAATGTTTCCACCACCGTCAGCATCAAACTCTAAAAGACCAGTTCGAGCATCTTTGAAGACCGCCAGTCCATCTCTGTTCGCAACTGAAAACGGCTGGAGTGCATTAATTGACTGTCCATCACCTCTCTGATAGCCATCAAATCCAGCACCGTCAGCCAGAGCGAATGAGTCAAAAGTATTAACCTTCACATCGCCGATCGTGCGAATATCAGCTCCAGCAGACCAAACGAGAATATCCTTACCTTCTTCAACTGTTGTTCCAACGAGGGTGTCTTGGTATATATCCAGTAAGTGAAAGCGATAGCCTGGCGTTGTGTTCTCTTCAGGAATTGGGAACACCACAGATGTCCCTTCTTCACCATCAGGACTAATATTTTTGTCGATGTAGGTATTAACCCCTGGGAGTAACCATGTTAAGAAGAACTCATTTCCTGCTGTATCTCCACGGTAAACGGCACGCCTAGTTGTTCCAGAGGCAGAAGAGGGGAGTGTGAGCGTTAGAAAAGTTCCACCATCAATCACTGGCATGGAAGCAAACCACCCTGTACCTGAGGCTTGAGCAACTACAGCGGGAGAACCCTTGGTAGAACCAAATTCATTAAGATCAGCATAGCGGTAATAAAACGAACGTGTGCCCGAACCAGATCCTGTTTTTGCAACCGTGATAAAACCTGTTGGGTCGGCTAGCTCTTTATACACTCTCCAGTTAGTCCCGTCAAAGATTGTTACTCTATCAATGGAGGAGGCAAAGTAAATCTGACCACTCGTCTGAACTACATTTATGTGGACACCAGTATCAAAGATTGGTGAATTTCCAACAAATGCTGGATCGGTTGCCACATATCCAGCAGGAGGTGTCCCTGTGAGCAGTGACCAACTACCATTACTGAAATTGTGCTGCTCGACATGACCTGTGTTTAATACCCGAATCAGGTAGTCGTTGCCGCCAATGTCATAGAACATACCTCCGGCAACAACGTGTGTCGCCCCGATAATAGTAGAAGCTCCTCCTAAAAGCTGAGTACCTTGTCGCTTTGAGATCGAGCCATATTGAGAGTAGACACCATTTATGAGTTCTGCCAGCTCAGTGTCTTTGAGAGAAGAAGCGTGTGGTAATGAGTTCCATCCGTCAGGGAAACCTTTTGAGCCCATACGCTGCTTTGGTGGATTTCTTCTATTAGCTGGGTACTGGAACATAAGTTATATCCTTTACTACCTCCAACTTCTTGACCCACTCCATCTAGCCTTTGCCAGTTGAAGTCTGTCAGTTGCACGAGGGTTGGTAACAAATTTTAAGATTTCATTGCGAGCTGGAATCATCTCCATAGCCAAATAGACACTGAGTCGATTCTCAAATTCAGCACGAGCGTCATCCTGGGAGCCTTCAAGATTAGTTGTACGAAAGACCTCCGACAGTGCACCAAACGCAATCATATCTCCTGGCAGTAAAAGCTTATCCGTTGAGGCTGTCGGCTTTGGAGGGGTTGAAAAATACCAGATAGGAGCTGCGACTGTTTTGGATATAGGTTTAATGAAGGTAAGTCTCCATCTGCCAAAGTTGACATCACCAATGGTACTGATTACCTCAGCGAATATTCCTTGGTCGTCTACTTCACGATCTGGATCACATAGGTCGATACCGTTTATGAAAAGAATATACAGCCCATTAGCTCTTTGGAAGTCGATGGGGAGCAAAACTTCAACATCACCTGCCGTCAAACTAAGAGTGCTCTTTTTCAGTAGCCTACGCCAAAAGCCACGTCTGGAAGATTCTTCGTACTTCATTTGAATAAAAAGAAGCCACTGCCCGTATTCTTCGGAGTTAGCGTCAGGAACAGATCCTCCTGAAGAGGGAGCCATTATGTTCATAATGTCTGAAATGGTTTCGTTATATTGACCTACACTTAGCATATAGTCTAATTATTACTTATAAGGAGAGGGTTTGTAATCAACAGGAGGGTAAGGAAATCCTCCACCCTCCTGTATGATTATGCTACCATTTCGTATGGGAAGCGGGTTAGTGGCACATTAGTGTACGCTTGGATTGTTGCAAGACTAAGATCGTATTCTTCATTGTTTTCATAAATAACAACTTGACGATTTCCGTGCTGATGTCTTCCAAGTACAAAAACTGTGCGGCCTACTGCGAGTGGCATATTATTCTATCTCCTTTCATGAGAATAGTTTAATGGTTACACACTCCCTTAGTAATAGACCCCCAAACAAAAAGCCACCCCTTTCGAGGTGGCCTCTTGATATTTCCCAACCTGGATTAGAGTCCAAAGTTGAAAAGATAAGCATGTGCCTCTGGATTTCCCATTCTCACGGTACGTTCAGAAAGAACCTGCCATCTGAATGAATCTCCCTTTCTTCCGAGTGGGTAAGTCTGCCATTCACGACCCTTTTGAGCTTTTTGCCCTACGTCAGATTCGTCAATGAAGAATACTAAGTTATCCATCCATCCAGTTCTTTCCTGAATGAGGACAACTTTGATCTTTCCAAACAGATGTGACAAGTAAGTACCGACAACTCCAACACCCTTGCTATCAGAGTCTGCCTCTGTACGAAGTGAAGTTGTGTCAGTCAATGCATACTTAAATCTACGCATAAACTTTGCACCTACATACATTGTTGGCTTATCAAATACTTTTGATGAAAGTCTGTCTAAAGCATCATCAATTTTTCCGAGTGGCCCTGCATCACCTGTTAAGGCAAATGTAGCAGATCCTCCGAAATTGATAGCATTGGTCGGAGCGTACAGATCAATAAGTTCTTTGATACCAGAGTTGGTTGTTACTTTCAGCGAGTCATTCTTAGTTCTACGTCCCATGACTATTTGTGACTGCCAAATTTCGCCTAACTCCATCTGCTTACGGGCGATCAATTGTCCTGAGTTTTCGTGTCCTCGGATAAGAGAGTTATGTTCTGAGCCTGAAAGGTTAACTATATCTTCTAAAATAGAAGTGAAGTTAAACATATCCTCAAAACCTGTTACCACCATATCGTCAGCATCTTTACCCTGAGGAGTAGCCATACCGATACGTCTAACCACATTCCCACCTGAGACGGCTTCTGGTGTTCCAATCAGTGCTCTGAATGTTATTTGAGTTCCACCAGAGACTGCTTCAACTACCATTTGCTGACCGCCAGGCTTTTCCAGAATGTCATCAATATTGAATACTCCTGGAGTATCAACAGTAATAACTGTACCTGCTGCTGCTGCCCCGTTTACGACGAGTGCTCTTACAGGTCTGTTGTCACGACGTGACCATTCAATCTTGTGACTGTTAATTGCTTGATCGAATCCACCGATACGTTTTAGTAACTCGATACGAGGCGACGGATATTTCTTTATCTCTTTTTCGATATTGAGATAGAGCTGTTTGTCCGTAGAGTCGAATGTCGAGCCTTGTCCATAATTTGCTGCCATATAATTTTATTTCCCTTCCTATTTGTTTTTCTAATAATATGTATAGAAATCAGTGTCTCTTGAAAGGATGGGAATAAATCAAGAGTCTTAACTTCCAAACATTTTTGCTATTCCCTGTGCAATCGAATCGCTAGGAGACAGACCATCTGACCCTGGTTTTTCTTTTGCAGCAGTATTTGTGCGAATCTTACCACCAGTTTTATCTTTTACGATTGTCTGTGCTCTTTGAGAACCTGCTTTCTTTGCTGTCCGAGCTGTCTTTATTATTGACGCTCCGATCTCTCGCAATGAATAGTTCCCTCGGTACGTTCCAGACGCTGCATCAAAATCTAACTTGTGATATAACTCACCAATTTCCTGTTCGAGTCCTGGTATAAATTCAGGATTCTTAGGGTTTAGCTCAGCTACAGTTTTGAGATTGTTAACATCAGCTTCCAAGGAGTCTGCCAGACGCAAAACTTCTCCTCGTGCATTGATACTACCAACATTGCCTTTCAGGTCTTCAATTGCTTGATCTCTTTTGGAGATCTCAGAACTGAAACCATCCTGTAACTGATTGAATTTTTCAGCTACATCTTCGAGGCTTTCAAAATCTTTAGCCGTCCATTTTCTTGCTGGTTGAGTAGCGGGTTGTGCCTGATTTTGCTGCTGTTGAGCATTTTGCTGCTGTTGAGCAGATCCTTCTGGCATATCAATCCCGTACTGTTGCTTCATGAACTTTGAGAGCAACTGTGGAGAGGATAAAACCTGTTCCATCTGAGTCCTCATTCTACGTTCATTTGCAAATTGCTGGTGAATTGCTGATTTCGGATTAGGATCTAAATTAGTTCCTTTATCCGTCTTCTTAGGTTGCTGAGAATTTTCTTCGGCTTCATCTTCGTTTTCGGCAGATTCATCCTGGTTGTCAGTCTCCTCTGTACCGCTATCATCTGAATCCTGAGAATCATCCTCTCCCTGTTCACCCTGTGTGTCGTCGGTATCCGTTTCCGTATCGGAAAATTCCCGTTCTGAAACTTCACCAAAACCACGATCTTCCGAACCTGTTTCTTTGTCCATATGCGTTATTGTAAATTTATATTTACAAGCTCCTTTCCCTAACGATTATTGATAACGAGGTTCGCACCCCGAAGGTATAGAAGCAAAGACGCTTGCTTAATTATTAGTATAGGAAGGTGTTACGGAGAATGTAATGCAGTCATAGGTGGGAGTGTGGTGGGAGTGTGGTGGGGATATGTCAGATTACTCTTCCAGTTGTTCTGTTAATCAGCTTCCCATCTTTGAACATGTAGGTGGAGGGGAAGACCTTTCGGGCATACAAACATAGAGTGCAAGCAAATATCCCTTTTCTTGTGTCGTAAGGTCTGAAGATATGTTCGCCATCCTTGCAACGTACCTTCGACTTTGGTGCGTGAATGTAACGGACTGTTTGTCTTTCGAGGACTGTTTTAACTGAATACTTGGCAGCCCCTGTTTTTTCGTTAATATCATCAACTCTTATCTTTTGAACAGGAACCTCCTCAATAATGTCAGTATCTAGTGGATAAGGAAAGTCCTCAGGTTTATGGTCGCTCATCGAGAAGTGCCTCCTGCTGTGTTCGTCTAATGATAATCTTACCTTCTGCCTCCATGTGTTCGAGAGATATCTGACGATCCACCCATGAGGTTAGTTCAGCGATATAGGCTCGAATATATTTTATCTGACCAACAAGCTCGTTCATCTGCTCTTCTTTCGGGGTTGAGAATATGCGCTGGATATCTCCAATGATCTTAACTTCTTTCACTTCACGTACACGGTTAGTTAAAACCATATCCTCAGCATTCTCCAGATCACTAATGAGTATCTGGTATGCAGGGTTATCAGTTTTCAGAATCTCAGAAGCGTGGACAAACCTTGCTGTAATATCTTGCCACTCGTTGTAGGAGATAACCTCTTGTGGCTTAAAGTTGCGGATTTTATCTCGAATACGTTTTACTACCATATGTAATGATTGCACAGTTATTCTATTATTTCAATGCAATAAACTCTCCAATTTCTAAAAGTTTGGTTAATTTATCGCCAGTTGTCCCCGCAGTAGTAAGTCCTGTTGTAGCGACAGCCCAGACAGCAGCAGCATCTCCTAATTGTTCAAACATGATCGGAGAGGGTTGCCCATTCTCCCAGACATCCAAGGCGGTAATTTTGTTTGTGCCATTGTAGAGATCATCTACATAGAGGAACGCCGAAGCTGTTATAGTTCTGGCTCGGATGATAACAGTTGCATAAAGATCCACAGTCCCAGTGTAGTTTGCATTAACAATGAAAGCCTCCCAGGCCTCGGTCGTATTACTCATTGTATATGTAGAATCAGCAACAGTTGAGCCAGGTAAGAACAATTCAACAGTTACAACGCTTGTTCCAAAAGCAGTATTTTTTCGCAAAAAGCCGTTCGCATATATAGCTGTCCCAGCTTTAGCAAGGATCCTATAAGAATACAAAAACCCTGTAACTGTGTTGATTGGATTAATACGAAGTGCCAATGATCCAGAGGTGCGCACGGTGGTGTCCGTAAGACCCGCACCTGTTGATTGTGCGAATCCGAACCTCGTATACCATCTGTGATTATTATCAAGATTCTGCAATCTCCTGAAAAGGATTCTCCCTCCTGTACCAATGCTTCCATTGTTGGAAACAAGGGTTGGGCTTCCGAAAGTACAGTTCGATATCAATAAATCCCCAGCGACTGCTCCCGCTGATATATCATTAGTATGAGCTGTTCTAACGCCGGACACTACTCCGATAGAAGAGTTAGACAATGTTGTGTTTATGAATGTGGCCGCTCCTGTCGAGACACCATTGAGGGTAGAGAACCCTGATATGCTATGACAGACCAGATTGGTGACGACAGTATCTGTAAATGCTGTCGAAGTGTTACCCCCGCCAAAAACAAAGTTAGAAGTCGTGTTTCCAAATGAGATAAAATCCTGGAGAGTGACCCCATTAAAAATGCCTGGGGTAATTA